CACGAAAAACAGCTTGATTACTAGCATAATTACTTGCCACTACCCTAAGCACCCCGTAACACCGTAACACCTGCGGGGGTAACACCGTCCCCCACATGGACCCACCATAGGGGGGGGGCACATTGACTTTAGAGGTTTGGGGTGCCAGTTTAGTGATTGATAAAGTGTTACGGAGTAACGACATAGAGGGGGTACCTAGTTATCCACAGGAATAGGGCTTGCAATTTAGTACAGTTTCAGGTTTGATGATGCCATTACAACAACTTGCGAGTGGTAACGGATGAATAAACATTTATGAAACTACGCACCGTGGTGGAAATCCTTTGCGCGGCCCATCTAGCCCATAGAGTCCAGACCCCTGCCGAGTTTCAAGATCGTGGGGGTCTTATGTTTGTGGCCCCAGTGGGACACCTCAAAACAGCCCTGACAAAAACCCTTGACCTCTGGAAGCCACAGGCAATGGTCATGTCTGATTTGACCATCCGGCAACTGTCGGAAATGCGGGAGGACATTTCCGGGGGTAAGGTAACTACCCTTGCATTTATGGAACTCCCAAAACTCTACGCAAGAAACGCCGATATCGCCAGCAATATCGAGGCGGCCTTGCAGCAAATGGCCGCCGAAGGATTCCGCTTGCCCAACTGGGAACCTCAAGACCTTGTGGTAAAAGAGGCCAAGGCCCTCATCGTGGGCGCAATGCCCACCAGTTTTTATAAGCACAAGTGGACTGACTGGAAAAATTCAGGATGGGGGCGGCGGTTTCTGTGGTGTCACTTCCAGTTAGGCAACCCGGAAATTATCATGGATTCGATACACCGTTGGGTCCCCATAGATTTTGGCAAGGTGGTTTATGCTGCCCCGGCTGCGGGCAGCATTCCCTTTACCGTGAGTGAGGCCGAGTCAAATCTGTGTCGGAATATTCTGCAACGGACAAAGGCTGGTTATGATTCTGTCCCCTTCATTCTGATGAAGAAAATATTTGCTGTGCTCAAGTGGCGATACTCCGAGCTAGGGGCTAGATCGGCGGCACGGCAAGCCCGCGAAATCATGGTGGACTTTTCCGAGTGCTTGCAGGGTGTGGCCGATTTGCAAATTGATTTCCCGTTAACGGGGAACGCGGACCCAGAGCCGGAAGAAATTGCCGAGCGCAAACCGTCCCGCACGGCATAAACCATGCCGCGTAGAACTCAGCGGGCAATCAGGGCGGCCAGAACTCGCAAGGCAAACCAGCGTAAGGCGCGGGCCGCCGAGAGAGCACGGGCAGCAAAACGCGAGACAGAATTACGCAGGATTGAAAGGCTACTCGGGGAGGACTTTACTAGTCTTGCTGAGGCACGGCGGGCGCTGAAAACCGAGGCAGTATTACCCCCACCGTCACAAGTGGAGGTAGAAAGCGCGGAAGAATTTGACCGCTATTATGATGAGTGGGACGATGGCGGGATTGATTTTGAGGACCAAGGTGAGATAGACGGGGGAGTGGATTACTAGAATGGCTGGCAAGAAACGGCGGCGGAAAAAATCCGGCACGACAATGACCTTGAGAATCCGGGCGCATCATCCGGGCGGGGACTTGGTATCTATTCAAATATCAGCGCGGTTAAAGCGCGTCCCGAAGGGTATCAAAATAACCAAGGCTCTTTTGGCTGATATGATTCGGCGCAAGGCACAAACCAGCGCGGGGGAATGGGACGGGAAAGATTCGGTGCGAGGTGCGCGTGAGGGGATTGACCCCAAGGGAATCACGTTAAAGATTGTGCGTTGGCGGAATCCGGGGCGCAACCGTGCGGGGTTACGCGGTTGGCGGACTGGAACTCAAGCCGATGCCTGGGGGTCACTTCGGAATCCTCTTGCGGCGGCGGCAATTTCATTTCGATAGGTGGGGAATCATGGCTCATTATTCCAAGGCCGATGTTGCCTATCTGGATTTCGACTTCCCGAGACCAGAGAGGCGTTCCCCACGATTGCGCCCGATCTACACAGTCCTCCGCATGGTAGGATTACGACCACGGGGCGCACTGTGTTTAGAAAGGACCCGGCACGGATGGCACGTTATAATTCCCCTCTCGGAAAAGTTGCAGCCCGCCGAATTGGTTGCGTTGCAACTGGCTCTTGGGGATGATCGGAAACGCGGGGCCTTAAATCTTATGCGTGCTCTTGCCATACGGAAAGGGTGTAACGGGGTAACGGCCCACTGGGGTAGACGCTGGAATATTTTGTTTTCGGGGAAACTATCTTGAATCGGAGCGTGCGAGAATGGCAGAACAAAGCAGCAAGGAAATAGCTGAGGAATTGGCGTTGCGTGCGAGACAACCACAGGACATTTCGGCCTCAGAATACCGCAGGTTGTTTATCAAGGGGCTTGCGGCCCTCTTGCGGGAACAGGACTCGATTTCCTACAGCTTGCGTAGAGGACGGGGAGGAAACTAACATGGCGTTGGACGGAATGGGGATGATGTTAAAGAGTTTCGGGATTGACCCGGACAAAATCAAGGCGGATATAGAGGCGTTCCAAAAGGGAGTCAAAGAACTCCTAACCAATATTGACACCAAGCAATCGGCCACACTCAAGGCTGTGACTGTGGTGGTGGAGGGACAAGAACGGGCTTTGACAAACCATGATGAACTCATGCGAGGAATTGAGGCCATCAAAAACCGACAGGAGGAAATGTGGACACAGATACAACGGGCGCTAACCATGTCGTCGCAAGTGCGGCTAGTGCCGCCGTCGCAGAATCCGCCGCCGCCTCAGCAGGAGCAGCCGCAGAACGGGCAGAGTCAACCGTAGAGCAAGCTGTGGCCCATGTCGAGGCCGTAGCAGAATCGGTGGCGGAAATCCAACCCGTCGCAGCCGCCGCCGCAACCGCCGCTGTAGAAACTGGCATGGCTGAGGCAGTGGCGAAAATTGAGGAAGATTTAGAGAGGGAAAATTCATGGCTGGGAAAAGAGTTAACGGGGCTGAGAGTCACGATGGAGGAATTGAGGACGATGCTATCCCAGTTACCATCACAGCTAACGGAGGGGTTGAGCCGCTTGACGACTATAGCGGAATCGTTACAGTCGAACCTAGCAGCCTTGGTGGAGAAAACGCCGAAAACGACGGCGGCCCCAGAAAGCGCGGACGGCCAAGAGGTGCCAAAACCGCCAGCGCAAAACAAACCACAAAAGAGGTTTCATCTGATTTAGAGGGGATACTTTTGTCCCTGCATTTCATGGGGGCCGCTTTACTCAAGGCCCCCGAGCTATGCCTTTCCGATGAGGAAGCGGCCAAGCTGTCCAAGGCCATTGCCAGAGTTAACGCGGAATATGGCAACGTGATTTTGCCCCCGAAAACCGCCGCATGGATTAACCTTGCGATTTGTGCCGGGGGTGTTTATGGCCCGCGTATGGTTGCCATCAAAAACAACCGTAAGAATGCGCAGAAAGAAAAACCATCTACAACGGTGCACTGATGGGAGTCTTGCGAATCAAGGACGGGGTGCAATTCAGCGAGATTGCACCGGGCGGGTTTCGTATACTGGCCGCTCTGGACGTGACGGCCAGCTTATCAAATTCCGACCTCACGATTACTTCGGCCTGTGACGGGGAGCATTCCGGGCCATTGGACCCCCACCACCGGGGCGAGGCGTATGATGTTCGGACCCACGATCTAACCACCGAGCAAAAGCAACGCCTCATAGAAAACACCATGAAAATTCTGGGGTGGGATTCCTTCTATGGATTCCTTGAGGATGCGGGCACGGATAACGAACACGCGCATTTTCAAGTCAAGAAAGGAACGGTGTATCCGCCCGCATGAGCGAAACCGCCCCCGATGTAAAGACCTCTGCCCTTCCACTTACTTGTGCTGAGGGTCATCAAATCTACGCGGTTTATTTCCCCGCGCTTAAGCAGTACGGTTTTGCCTGTGGTCTATGTCATACCCTCGGGACCACGGTAACCAAAGGCAATCAGATTTTGGCCATGCGTGCGGCCCATGATGTTATTTCCTCGCTGAAAGAGGACCTACTTTTATACACGGAAACCAAATGCGTGCATCTGGCCTGTGGTCCAAAGTTTCACCCGCTCATGGTGTTTCAGTTACGGGCGGGGGAGGGGTATGCTTTCGGTTGCATCCACTGTAAACGGTACTCGCGGGAAGTGGATGACAAAGGCAAGATAATTTCTGTGGTGGTCTTGCGGGAACTCGAAAAATCTGCACCGTCCGTAATCATTCACTGAAATGGCCACGCCAAAACTACCGGACAATACGCAGCGCACGGTTATCATCGGGCGGACTGGCACGGGTAAAACTGTGGCGGGTCTCTGGCACCTGTCGAATTACAACCTTGAAAAGCCTTGGGTGATTTTCAACTTCAAGGGTGACGAACACATAGACTCGATTGAGAAAGCGCAGGACATAGACTTCCATTACATCCCCAAGAAAAACGATCGGGGATTGTTCGTGCTTCGTCCCACCCCCTTTGATCTTGAGGGCAATTCTAAAGAGCGTTCCCAAGTGGACCAATACTTACTCAAGATTTGGGATAGGGGAAACTGTGGCCTGTTTATAGATGAGACTTACGTCTTGGGGGATTCCAAGGCCCTTGTGGTTTGCCTCACGCAAGGCCGCTCACTCAGAATCCCTATGATTCTGAACACGCAGCGGCCCGTATGGATTAGCCGCTTTGCTTTTAGTGAGGCTAGTTTCATTCAGGTTTTTGACCTCAATATAGACGATGATATCCGCACCGTGGAATCCTTCGTCCCGCTGGACTGGGACGATGAACCACCCCTCCAGAAACATCAGTCTTGGTACTATGAGATTTCTGACAACGCACTTTTCCGTTTCAATCCTGTCCCTGACATGGATGCCATACGAAAAACCTTTGACGCAAAACTCCACCGGAAATGGGTGCGAATATGAACGAGCCACTTACCCCACGGGAAAGAGACGCGGCGATTTTGGCCGCTTGCGGGCGTAGCAATCGGGAGATAGCGGAAACCTTGAACCTCAGCCGGGGCACGGTGGAACAATATCTGCACCGGGCCTATGAGAAGCTGGCCGTAGACAATCGTGGCGACCTTACTAATAAGGTGGGGTCGGGCATCAAGGTATCAACTTAAGTAACCTTTTCCACAGCCTCTTAGTAGACAGCCCGCGTGAGCCGTGCCAAGCTGTAGGGGCTATGGCTGACAATCCTGTAACGGGCGGCACAATCCTTTCGTGGAACTTCACCAATTGGACAACTGTAGTCCTCATGGCTCTGGTCGCGTTTGGCCTGATCGGTCTCGCGCAGAAGTGGTATCAGAGCCGCCAGAGCGCAAGCTAGTTTCTGGATTGGTGGTTATCGCGTTTCGATTTTAAGGGGTCCATTTATGCAACTGGTAAACTGGGGCTTGATAAAACACCCGCTTAACTGGGCTACCATTGTCCTCATGCTGGTTATCGCAGCAATGGCGGGCACGCTGGTTTTACAGGGTGTGGGATTTACCCCGTCAACGAACTCATAAGTTTTTCGGCATCAAAAATCCGCCTAGCCCTTTTGGGCGCAGTTTGTAGGAAAGGAAAAACACATGCCTCCCGCCGCCTCCGGTTCTTCCGGCCAAATGTCACCCCAGCAAATCAACGCGCTTCAACGTCAAACCGTCCTCCGTAACAGTGTCGAAATGACACAGCAGATTTTCAGCACCACGATTGCCGCTGCAATTACCTCGGCAAACAACGTGCTCAATATCAACCCACGCAATGTGGGCCTTGTGAAAAGGTTCATCGTGGAAATCGCGGGCACGGCCACGGCGAACACGGGCGCGGGTACTTCCACCGTATACGGTTTGGCCAAGCTGCTTTCCAACGTGCAATTTCTGGACCTCAATAACAACGTCCGTATAAACACGGATGGGGTCCACCTGTCGGCTCTCAAGCAAGTCAAAAACCGGGAGATTGCGCTGTCGGCCCAACCGATCAGCACCAGCGCCACGGATGCGATGCTGGCTGGACAGTTTGTGTCCTCTGGCACGGCCCCGAATTTCATCGTGATAAACTATCCCCCGGCCCCGGCCACGGGCGGCAGTGCATTCCGGGCTGTGTTTGAAATCCCCCTCGCATATTCGGATGACGATTTGCGCGGGGCGATTTATCTGAACGTGGTTAACGCCACGGCAGTTTTGCAACTCACTCTCAACCCCAACGCATTTGCCACCACGTCCGCCACGGACACCACGGGGAACGTGTGGTCCTCTGGGGCCAACCCGCAGGGCACGATTACGAACACCACCGTAACCGTGTATCAAGTCTACCTTGACCAATTGCCCGTTGGCCAGAATGGGGTGATTCTGCCCACGCTGGATTTGTCCACGGTCTACGAACTCAAGATGACCACCCTTTCCGGCCAAGTGGTTGCTCTGGACTTCCCGTATCCTTACGCGAATTTCAGGGACTTCCTTTCCACGCTGATAACGTGGAACTCCACCGGGGCCACGGCTGGCCTCAAGAACGGGTCGGACGTGAATTACTTCGCGTTGCAGTCTGCGAACTTCACGAACATCTGGAAAATTGACCCGCTCCTGGCCGCGCAGAAAACCCGCGAGATCATTGGTTCTGACTTGCCACTCGGGACCTATTATTTCTCGCACCGGAAAAAGCCGCTGTCCACAGTGCAGTATGGAAACCTGCAACTGATTCTTAACGCGGCCTCGCTCACGGCGGGCGTGAGCTATGAGAATGTTTACGTTGAGGACTTCGCATTGGTCAACGCGCTGACCTCAGCCGGGTCTCTGGCAGCCTAGACGGGCTACCGTTTTCCCATACCGCCAGAGGGGGCGGGCAACCGCCCCCGATTTTTAAGAGGCCACAATGAACCAAGGACTTTTGACGAGCACGTTACAGTGGATTACGCATCCGAGCTACTCAGATGAGAGCCTCGGAACGTGGGCCGCGTTTCTTATGCTTGTTATCATCGTGTCGTTTTTATGGACAACGGTAGTCAAGCAGATAGAGTAGACCGTTATCTAGCATGGCGGACGGTCACCGCGTTGGAAACCATCGCTTATACGATGGAGTATTTTTACTACGTTTTCTTGTGGGCTTGTTTCGTGTATGTGTTTTGCTACTACGTTTGGCCGCGAGGCCGGAAGGGGACAGCATGACAACCAAACACTGGATTGGTGCCGTGGTTTTGCTAGTGGTCGGATACTACGTTGGAACCAAGTATCCGGGTTTCTGGCAGAACATTCCGGGCCTGTCATAATCGGCCCATGAATCAGACCTCTTGGATTGCCGCTTTTTTGTTCATTGGCTTTATCGTCTACGTGACGGTCAAGGGCCAATTGCCCCAGTATCGGGCGGCCATCTTCGGGACCTCGGGTTCTAGTAGCACCTCAACCACCACCGGGGCCGCGAGTGGTACGGCATCGGTGGGAACAACCGGGGGCGGTTTGTTGGGGGCCTTGGGAGTGGGGCAGCATAGTGCCGGATTCTGACCATGCCGATTTTGTTGCTAGGTTCGGGCTTGGTGCTGGTAATTGTCGGATTGAATGGCAATGCCGCACAGCTTTACAGTTTGATAGCATCCGATTTTCAGGGGGCTAATAGCTTCGTTTATTGGATGCTGGCAATTGTCATCCTCGGGGCCTTGGGGTACGTTAAGGGCCTTGAGAATTTTAGCAAGGCGTTTTTGATTCTGGTTTTGATCGTGTTGTTTTTGGACAATGGCGGATTCTTTCAGCAGTTTCAAGCCTTTCTAAAGACAACGCAAACGGCAAGCACGACGGCCAGCAGTACCACGGCCAGCACAGCAACGGGGAGTTAAAAACTATGGACCACTTTTGGACCTCACTAACTAGCGTGGCCTTGGCAATCGTGGGCGTTGCCATCATTGCGGTTTTGGTCTCGCAACGGGCGAACACTTCCAGCGTGATAACGTCGGCCACGTCTGGATTTGCCAACGATCTAACCGCCGCCGTTGCGCCCGTGTCTGGGGCCTCAGCTTCGGTCAATACCGGGTCCTCTGGCTTTGGCGGATTCAGTGGGCAAGGCTCTCCGGTTTCGCTGCCTAACATTTAACCTGGGGTTTTTTTATGTGGTCAATTTTCACTAGCCCGAAAGTACCGAAAGCGGCAAGCCGGGGCGGGACTATCTATAACTGGGTCCTTGGCCGCCGCTTTGACCCCGGCGCACCGGGCGAAGTATTTCAGCCCGAGCTAAACAACCCCGTGGTTTTGTTCCGTGGCCGCGCCCGCCTTGCCGGGGCCTTGGGTGTTTTCCAGCATCCTCAAGTTTGGGTGGTGGCGGATATCGGGGTCACGGGGCTGGGCGGGATTCAGGCTGGTCAATATGTCGGCCAACCTTTGATTGACCCCTCGCAGACTACCCCGGAATATGAGGGCGGATAACCCTATGAACTCCGCATGGCTTAAAGCGCACTGGTATTACATCGCGGGCGGCCTGATCGGTCTGCTAGTGCTGTATGAAATCATCCAGAGCGTTTCCGCGTCCAGTTCATCGGCCTCGGGGTCTACGGATATTTCCGGGGGGGCAAATCAGCTTCAATCTTTGCAAGCCTCGGCGGACCTCACGGATGCACAGGCCAACGCAACCGTGGAAGAATCCAGTTACGCGGCGGACGTGGCCAACAATCAGACCGCCGCTGCCTTGCAACTGGGCGAGGTGCAAACCGCCGCTGAATTGGATGCGACAAATCAGCAGACCTCGGCCAGCGAAGCTACTGCCCTCGGGGAAGCTGGGGACGTGGTAGAGGCACAGAAAATCGTTACGGCTGGACAGGTACAGGAAACCCAGATAGAGGGAAGCACGCTGGAAAATATCGCATCGACTACGGGCAATACGCAAGTAGCCCTTGCGAAAGTGGCCGTCAGTCCCTCGCTGGCCATTGCCAATACGATCAATACGGATTTGACTCAGATTCTACCGGGGGAGAAAAATCAACAGGCGTTCTTGCAAGCCTTTGCCCCGGTTGCAGCCGAGATTACCGGGCAAGGTTCTAGCGCCCCCGGAATTGCCGCTGCCAATTCCAAGACGGCGGTTGCCAATGCCTCAAATCCTAGCTCGATAATCTCAGCGGTTGGAAGCACGGGAATTTCGAGCATACTTTCTGGCCTGTTCGCATAGAGTGTTACGGTGTAACACCCTGCATAAACACTATGGCAAACTTCTTCACAAATAATGTGGCAAAAGTAACCGGGCCAATTATTGCGGGTCTTTTTAGCACAAATCCATCGGCCCCGATTGCCAAGGCCCCGGTAGGTGGTCCGCCTATTGCCGTGGCTCATCCCGTGTTCGGGGGAACGGCCCGGATTTTTCGGCCTATCACTCATCAGCCCGTGCGGAAGATAGCCCCGATCAGACACGCACCTACAAATCAGGTAAAGACTTTTTGACATGGCGGAAGCCACCACCAAAACGAGTCCTTGGATTATCGGCGGCATAGTTCTTGGTGCCGTGGTGGTGCTGTACTATCTCTACCAAGAATATTTGACGGCTCAGGCCAATGCCGCTAATGCCGCGTCCGCCGCCGCCACTACTGCCACTGCCACTAGTTCCGCGCAGGGTGTGGTAGAGTCCTCCATACCGGACCAAGTTTCTACTGCAACCCCCGTGGCCCCTACTAGCTCCACGGTAATCAGTCCACAGGGAACCACTTCGGCAAATCCCGCACCGGAACCAGTGGAAACGGGGACAGCGATTGCGGCCCCGGCCTCGGGCGCGGAATCAATTTTGAATGCGTCCCCGGCTGCCCCGGCTGTCGGGCCAGTGGCGAAAAGTACCTTGGTTCCGGGCCTACAAGGTTTGGTCCTATGAAACAAGAGCACTACATTTTCGGACTCATCGGCATAGGGGCAATCATCGTCCTCTATTGGCTCTACCAAGAATCTCAGGCCGCCGCGCCCGCCGCTGCAAGTGCCGCCCCGGATTTGTCCTCCCCGGCTGCCCCGGTTTATCCCAACGCGCAGCCCATACAGCTTGGGAACGTGACGATAAATGACACCCCCACTCCCGCCGCACAGAATTACAATATGCAGCCGAATGGCCAGCAGATTCCCACGGTCTCTGTTACACCGGGGAGTGATTGCGGTTGCGAGGACAACGATTGCGAGGCAGCCGGGGCACCCGTAACAACTCAGTCCATTTCCCAGACGGTGGTGGATTCCAACGCGAAAAACCTTATGAGTTTTACCGCCAAGACTCAAAGCGGGGTGGAAGCTGCCCGGTTAATGGTGGCAGCACCCGCAGCGGCCACAGCCGCCGCGCCCGCAGCGGAGGGCATTACCTTTGGGGCTTAGTGGGCTATCAAGTTTAGGCAGCATTGCCGGGGCGCTGCCAAATCTGGGCGGGTCTAGCACCACTCAGAAAAGCGGGACGGGTAGCGCCCCGGCCAGTTCTGGCCCGTCATGGTTGACGGGGGAACTCGCGCAAATTGTCACGATACTTTTAGGACTGGTCCTGATCGTGGCGGGTCTTTTCAGTTTTGAAAAAGTGCAAGCAGTAACCGGGGCCGCAGCTAAGGCCGCCGTTGCTGCCTAATCCACACGGAGGGTAGAGCGATGGCAATGAAAGAACTAGTCAATTCAGTTAACGGGAAACTCAAGGCCGTAGAAGCGGACATGATTTCCCACAAGGAAAATCCCCGGATGCTGTCCTTGGTCCATGAACTTGTCCGCCTCACGAACTCTGAGGAAGATAACGCCAAGCTGGACGAAAAGGCCGAAGCAGAGGCCCCGCAATGTCCGCATGAAGTTATCAGCCGCAAAACTGGCAAGTGCGTGGCCTGTGGCGAAATTCCTGACGAGGAATAGGAGGGAGAAATGCCCGCGTCTGAGATTATGAAGTTGTACCACGAAGGGAAATTGCACTCAGGTCCCAGTGGTACGATTGTGACCAAGAAATCTCAGGCGCGGGCTATCCTGCTTTCCTACTTGCGAAAAGAGGGGCACAATATTCCAGAGCCGCCGAAATGAGTAGCTTGTTTGCTCTGGAAAAAATCTCATTCCTCAAGGCGCTAGATGCCTTGGTGGACTATCACAATTTGGTGAGGGAGAAACTTATGGTTACCGGAGCAACCGCGATTACATCGGCCCCGAAAAAGCCGAACAAGTTTATCAGTTTTCTTGACCACGTTGGGGCCGATTTCAAAAACGGCCTGACCAAAGTCATGCCGATTATGAAAGGCGCGGGCGAGGCCGCTGTGCAAATCTTTTTCCCCGCCGCCTCTGCCTTGTTTGACCAGACGGTTAACGCTGTGGTCACAGCCGAGCAAGCCGCCGCCGCTGTCGGAACGCAAGCGGGCACGGGCAGCCAAAAGCTGTCCTCTGTGGTCACCCTCATGGGGCCGCTGATTGCTCAGGCCCTCTCGGACGTGGGCAAGCCCAACGACAATGCCGCCGTCCAGAAGTATGTGTCCGCCGTGGTGACGATCTTGAACGCCATGCCCGCCCCGGCCCCGGCCCCGTCCGCTGCGTCCTTGGCAGCGGAAGTAGTGGCGGGCAGCGGAGCTAGTGGCGCGGTAGGTGCCCCGGCTGCAACCGCCGTGCCGTCACCTGGCCCCGGAACCTCAGCCGCCGAGCAACTGCTGTAATGAGCGCGGCTGCAAACTTGTTGGCCCGTGCCCCGGCTGCCAAACCGGACACGGGCCAACCCTCCCCCACTCCCCCGGCCCAGAGCCGGGCGGAATTTTGGCGGGAGTTTTTGCGCGTCCAGTGCGACAAGTTTATTTTGTTCGTGCTGATAATTTTCTTGTGGAAGATCAACCAGTTTGATGATATGAAATATGTTATCGGCGGTTTGATCGTGGCAATTAACCACAATCGTTTTCGGTGGAGCTAGAAATGGCAGGAGCAGCGAGGCCGCAGCGTATGGCATCTGACGATAAGCTCTGGAATAGTAGGCCGTGCCAACCCCCCACTCTCATTGACTCCATAGATTTCGAGTACGTCCGGGCCGCTTGGTCTGGAGTCAATCCAAATGCTTTCCTTTCTGATTTCAAGGTAAAGCTATCGAAACCGCGCAGGTTTTTTTACATCGTTGCAAATCAGCCTGTCTCGGAAGTGTGGATGCATTTTTCTCCTCTTTCCAAGTATGGGGGTGCTGGTGCGTGGGCGACCAGTCAAGGAAATGACCCGTGGATTCCCTTTGTCGGTTCTGGCCGTCAGGCTGTGGATGCGTTCAATCAGATAGTGGATATTTGCGCTATCGAATTTGACCCGCACACTTGGATACAGAATTTCTACCTCTCGGCCTATAACGGTACTGGGGGGATACCAAACAATCTCCTGATTATGGCCTCGTCTGTGGAGATTCGTTTCTTTAACTCTCACGGATAACGGGCATGAAGAAACCGCCCGATCTTAGTGTTAGGCCCGCGTGTCCACCGGGCCAACACATTCCTAACTTCCGCAATCAAAATCGGACCCCTAATTCCCAGACCTCTAGCGGGGCCGCCGTTCTTGATCTATTCAAACCCAACGCGGCCTGTACCGTGCAATGGATTATGGTCCAGACCACGGCGGCCTGTACCGTGCAACTGTATCTTAACGGGCAACCATTTGGCTGTGCGCTTTCCGTGGCAGCCGGAACCATCATCTTTTTCCCCGGCACTCTGCTTGTCAACAATGAAAAGCTCTCGCTTTCCGTGTCGGCTGCAACTACCATCATGTACGAGGTGGTGTGGATTAAGGACCACTATGCCGAGGCCATAAATCAGAACGCAGTTTTGAGCAATGTTTCTCCCGCCTCAACCGCACAGCCCGTCAATATTCACAAAGCAACTACTATAGAGACCACTAGCCCCCTTGCTGCCAATGGGGTGTTTACCGGGGCATGGCATGATTCCACGCTGGATGGGACTATGTTTGTAATGGCCTCGGCATTTGCTAACCAGCAGGGAACCATCCAGATTCAAGAGTCGGACGATATCACGAATGCAAATTTCACTCATAGTTTGTTTAGCTCTACAATCACAGCTAATACACTAGGCCGGGTAATCGGTCTTATAAAATGCCGCTATTGGCGAGTGGTGTTTACCAATGGTGCCACAATCCAAACCAGTTTTGAACTCACTACAACCGGGTCGGATATTCTCGGGGGGCTTAATGTCTCGGGGGATACTACCACGTTCCTTGGACCTCTTACGGTTATCAGCAGTCCAGTAGGGGTCACGAACACGGGGGACAATCTTAGCATCGGGAATTTCACCACGTTCCCACAGGGGGGTGGTAGTTCCGGGGCCGCGCTAGAAGTTTTTACCACTATATTTGGTGGGGCCTTTTCTGGCACAGCAAACGCGGCCCTGCAAGGGTGGTCACGGCCTCGCACTTCCACGGTATTCAAACAGGTTTCCACTGCGGCCACGGGGAACACGGCAATCTGGACCCCCGGCTCTGGCAACAAATTCCGCCTACTCAAATTCAAGATTCAGGTTACAGCCAACGCCTCTCTAGCCGCTGCGGGAATCCTGACCGTGACTCTTGAGGATGCGGCTGTGGCTCTGGCTTTGGCCCATGAGTGGTGGTTGCCCGCAGCGGCGGGGGCCTCGCAAAGTCTCGCCTATGATTCGGGGTGGTTTGACCTGGGGAAATTCGGCATCCTTTCCGCCGCTGCAAATAACGCGCTGAATGTTAACCTCAGTGCGGCTCTGGCAACCGGGGCGGTTAACGTGCTAGTGTGCGGGACGGAGGAGTAAGATGGCCAACAATTACGCCATTACGCAAATCACGCACATGGGGGACGTGGCAACCGTGACGGGTACAGTTAACGGGGTGCCTGTGGTGGTGACGTGTAACTGGTCGGCCATTACCGCATTGCCGAATACCGCCGCCGTGCAAGCCTTTCTCGCGCCCCTCATGCTGGCACAGGCGCAGCCCGCACAGCCAACCGTGGTTAACACTTTTGATAGTGCGTGGTCTCAATAGCCTTTCCCCGAGCAGAGAAAAATGGCCATCGTTCCAGCGATGGCCATTTGAAGTGTTACGGTGTAACACCCTGCGTATTGCCTAGGCGGATTTGCGGACCTCTTTTCCCGCGTCCTTTCCCGCCTCTGCTTTCGGTTGCGTGGCCTTGACCACGATATCGCGCACCGTGGCAAGCTGGTCGGTGTGTTCCGGCTTGAGAATCGCGGCGGTCTCATAGACATAACCCGCCTTGGCGTCTGCGTTCTTGGTCAAGCGAATCTCAAACGCGAAATGTACCGTGGCCCCTTTGCCCCGCCGCTGGTGAATCTGGTTGACAATGTGCTCCAAGGTTTGCGAGGCCCCCTCGGGCAGATACATTTTGCTAGACTGGATTACCGTCCCGTCCTGCAAATTGACTCCCTCGAAGCTGCCCACGAAATAGGTGTAGGTCTGCGAGGTGTTCCTGTCCTCTTGGAATCCCACCCGGCTAACCACTCCGTACATGCGGGCAATGGCAACCTTGCTCTGGTTTTCCGCCATGCCCTTAAGTGCTTTCTTGGAATCCACCCCCAAGTCTTTCAGGGTGAGGCGTGAGGCAAAATCTACTTCGGTTTCTTCTACCATGTTTTCCCCTTTGTGCTCAGATGAGCCGAGAAAAGCATAGCAGAAAACCCCTGTGATAAAACAAGAATATTTTCAGCGCCCGCCGTGTCCACGTTGCCCCCTCACGGCGGGCGCGTCCCAGTC